ATGCTGCGGAACGACGTCATTACCGGCGACTGTGTGCGGGCGATGAACGAACTGCCGGCCGGCAGCGTGGACCTCGTGTTCGCGGACCCGCCGTTCAACATCGGCTACGAGTACGACAAGTACGACGACTCGCGTTCGGACAAAGAGTACTTGAAGTGGACCGAGAAGTGGCTCGCGGCGGCGGCCCGCGCGCTGAAGCCGGACGGCTCGCTCTTTCTCGCTATCGGCGACGAGTACGTGGCCGAACACAAGGTGCGGCTCGACGCGCTCGGCCTTACGATGCGGAACTGGATCGTGTGGCACTACACGTTCGGCGTGAACTGCAAGAAGAAGTTCAGCCGCAGCCACGCGCACATCCTGTACTACGTCAAGAACCCGAAGCAGTACACCTTCAACCCGGACGCGGTGCGCGTGGCGAGCGCGCGCCAGACCACCTACGCCGACCGCCGCGCGAACGCGACCGGCAAACTGCCCGACGACACGTGGGTGCTGCGCCCCCAAGAGTGCGAAGACCACTTCCGTGCCGATCAAGACTCGTGGTTCGTGTCGCGCGTGTGCGGCACCTTCAACGAGCGGGTGAACCACCCGTGTCAGATGCCGGAAGCGGTACTCGCCCGCATCATTAAGGTGGCGAGCAACCCCGGCGAACTGGTGATGGACCCGTTCGCGGGGAGCGGAACCACGCTCGCGGTCGCCAAGAAACTCGGTCGCGATTACCTCGGCATGGAACTGTCCGACACCTACGCCGACGGCGTTCGCAAGCGGCTCCAAATGATCGAGTTCGGCGCGCCGGAAGACGCCCCCGCGCCACCCGCCGTGGTGAAGCCGAAGAAGCGCGCCTCGCGGTGACTTCGATGTCGCCGGCGCGCCTGACTACTTCGAACCGGAGGGCGCTCCCGTGCTCACCCGTCGCACGTTCGTCGGTTCCGCGCTCGCGCTGCCCGCCCTCGCGGGCGGTGCAGAGCCGAAAGTGCCGGTGGTCGATACGCACCTGCACTGCTTCGCGGGCGCGAACGAACCGAAGTTCCCCTACCACAAAGACGCACCTTACAAGCCCGCGGACGCCGCGCCGCCGGAACACCTGCTCAAGTGCATGACCGGTGCCGGCTTCGACTTCGCGGTCGTCGTTCACCCCGAACCCTATCACTACGGACGGGGAAAGTGTACTTCACCTGACGTTCTGCAAGTCGATCTTCGGCGGTAAGTGAAACAGCTTGGTTTTCTGCGGTTCGAGCAGCCTTTCGGAAACAAGAACGTCAAGCCCCGGTGTTTCGTCGGCGGGGCTGCCACTGCGTTCGCTCCGCACCAGCAGCACGCACACGACCAGTCAGCAAAGAAGAGATCGTAGCTTGTGTGGTGCCGTATTCCGCCGCTATCTGTGACTGCCGCACGCCAGATTCCCAAAGCTCTCGAATGCGTTGCAAGTCTTCAACCGACCAGCGAGAACAGCCAGACCGACGACGGGTTTCCATGAACGCCCTGATTCGCGGAATATCACTCGGCAAGTAGTACATGGAGTTCCCGAAGTGGACGCACGGCGGCGGAACAGAACCCCGCGCGACGTGATAGCTAAGGCAGTGACTCGACACGCCAACACGTTCGGCCACTTGCGAAATTGACAGGTATTTTGATGGTCTTTTCATACTCATAGATAAGTCTGTACGCCACAATTTTTCATGCGAGAACTCTTAATAGTGCATGAAAAACGCATGGATCAAACGCGGGCTGCGTCGGCAACTCTTCACGCTGCCGGTAACGTTCAACGAAGACCGCGAACTTGAATACGCAGAGGTTCGAGGGGCGAGAATACCCGCACTGATTCGGTACTGGCAACGGCACGCAAAACGGGGCAGCCTCTCGAAACAAGAATACGCGGCAATCGCGGGAATCATCCTCGGCACCTTCGAGCTTCGCACCGGAATAAATATCGACACGGACACACTACATTAAGTTGCACTTGCGTGCGTTTCATCCTTGATGCTGCGGGGCTGTCGATGCTGTGTTGGCGCGACAGCCCCGCAGTTCGTTACAGAGGGCAATGAAGCACTACTACACCAAAGAAGAAATCACAGCCGAAGTTCTCGCGGTGCAAAGCGGAAAGCAGATGTCAGCCCGCTTCGCCGAAATCGTTGAGATCATGGCGCGGTCGGTTTTCAAGCAGTACAGCGACTACCGAACGGACGACTTCGAGGAGTTCGCCCAAGATTGCATCGTTCGAGTGTTGAAGGCCGTACCTCGAATCAAGGTAGGTCAACGCTGTTGTGCGGCAAATTACCTCTGGACAGCGTGCCGTAACGTGTTGCTCATGCGGAACCGCCGAAAAGTCTTGTGGGCAAAGTATCTAGATAGGGCATGCTCGAAGCAACGCTCTACGAACGACTCAGCACCGACGCGGCACTTAACGCCCTATGCCCTCGAATCCGCCCGTCTGAACCAGAGGTAAACGAACCCGTTCCGCACATCTACTACACAGTGACCGGACGCGAACAGGGAACGAACCTCGACGGCATGAGTAGCATTGCGAACTACGCCTTCACCGTTGACGTGTGGGCTATTAACGCGGCCGATCTTACGCCCATCGTTGACAGGTTAAACGAACTACTTAACGGTTGGCGTTCTGGGGCCGTGAAGCTCTGCCGCAACGTAGGCCACACGACAGACCAGCAAGAACGCGGGTATCACGCTCAGGAATCGTACAGCGTTTGGGCTGCCGCTTGACCCGCCGCACGCCCTCGAACTTTGTCGTAAGTGCTACTGACCCACTCCGCTCCCGGCATTTTTTTAACTCTGAGGTTTTCAAACTCCAAATGGGCATCCGTGGACCGCAACCGCAACTGAAGCTCAGAAGCGAACCGCTCACCGACATCGCGCCGCCGGACTGGTTGGGCGATGAAGCGAAATCGTTTTGGCGAAAGCACGCGGGGCAACTCAAACAGAACCAGCTATTAACTTCGCAGACCGCAGACGCATTCGCACTTCTTTCCGACCTCTGGGAGCGTGTGCAGATGTTTCGCGGGCAGGGTACGACGCGGGCTTTCCTCGACACAAGCAAGGCGTTCACGAGCTTGGCAAAGAACTTCCGGTTGCTACCGACCGAAAAGCCGAACGTGAAAGAAGACAGGTTCGCAGACTTCGGGGAAGTTGATGTGTGAGTTCCCGCAGACCGCACCCCGACTGACTACCCACAAGCCGAAGCCGACACGACAAGGCACGACGGCGCGGGGCTACGGGCATCACTGGCAGCGTGTGCGGAAGATCAAGTTGTATGCGGCACCGCTTTGCGAAATGAACCTCGACGGCTGCGCGGGTTGGAGCGAAGCCGTTCACCACCGGGACAAGGACACCACCAACAACACTCCCGGCAATTTGCAATCCGTCTGCGCCCACTGCCACAACCTACACCACCTTCGAGAGCGACGGCATGAACACTAACTAAGGTCATGCTGATTAGGCACCCATCGGACGAAGAGAAGGTCAAGCTAGGTCACGTCTGGAACGAAGAGGCCGGGCAACGAGTTATCACCTTCATCGAGAAATACTTAGTCCTCGAAGACGGACGCCCCTTCACGCTGCTACCGTGGATGCGGGATGCCGTCCGTAGTTGGTACTGTTGGCTGAAGCCGGACGGCACACGCTCCACAAAAGTAGGGCTGTTGACGTGCGGGCGGAAGAACGCGAAAAGTTGCCTCACCTACGGGCTTACCGCCTACCACCTGATAGCGGACGGCGAGCAAAGCCCCAGTTGCGTTTCGTGCGCCGTCAACCGCGAACAGGCTGCCCAGATTTTCGATTGGTTCCGGTTCGCCATAGATCACAACCCGACGCTATCCAACGCCCTTCACGCGGTCGCGTCAAAGAAAACGATCTTCTACCCGAAGCGGAACGGGCGATACCGCAGCCTTGCCAGTGACGCCGGGGGTAACTTCGGTCATGGACACACCTTCGTAATTCACGACGAACTCGCCTTCCACAAAAGGGACGACGTATACACCGCCCTGAAGAACTCGACGGACGCCAAAGCGAACGGGTTGCAAATCATCACGTCAACGGCGGGTTGGAACAAGAACGGCGCGTTTTACAAGTTGGTGCAGTACGGCCGGAAGGTTCTGTCTGGCGAAGTCATTGACCCGACGTTCCAACCGTTCATCTTCGAGGCCAAGACCGACGACTACGACGACCCGGCGAACTGGCACGCGGCGAACCCTTCACTTGGCGTTGTTCAGAGTGTGGACGACTTCCGCGCCAACTGGAACCGGGACAAGCAAGAGGGAACAAGCCGCCTGTCCGCAATCCGGCTGAAGATGAACCGTTGGACGGACGCGGAGAACTCTTGGATCGGCGTAGACGAATGGGACGCATGTAAGGGACACGTTCCGAACCTCGACGGGCAGGCCGTTGTTCTGGGCGTTGACGTTGGGGCATCGCGCGACCTCACGGGTATTAGCCTTGTGGCACCGGACGGCAACAAGATGTTCGTGAAGTCATGGGGCTTCGTGCCGGAAGGGGCGATGAAGACGCGGGAGAACGCCAACGCCCACATCTACCAGACGTGCCAACAAGACGGCAGCTTGACGATTACCGAAGGCACCGCGACAGACGAGAACTTCATTATCAAGTACCTCGATGACCTCTGCCGCCGCTATCAGGTTAAGGCCGTAGTCTTCGACAAGTGGCAGTCACTCGTTATTAGCAACTACCTTGCGAAGAAGGGCGTAACCGTCTTCAACTTCCCGCAGACGCACAGCTACTTCAACGCCCCGTGTCTCGAACTGGAAAAGTTGGTCGGACAACGGCGAATCGTTCACGACGGGAACCACCTGTTGCGTTGGCAGATCGGACACACCTACTTGAACCGCGACGGCAAGGGATACGTTAAGCCGACGACATCCCGCCCGGAGAACAAGAAGGACAACTTGATTGCCCTCTTGATGGCGGTCAGTCAATGCCTTGCCGGTAACGTGGAAACAAAGAAGTCGGTCTACGAAGGGCGCGGGGTAATTCTGTTCTAGGCCGGCTACATAAGGGCATGAATTACTGGGTATACAGGATCGAAATGAAACGGTTGCGTGCGGCATACGAATCGCGCACTTTGACTATCGATGAGTACACGCGGGCCGTTGTTTTATTGAAGATGAAATGCGGGATGGCTAGATAAGGACATGAGTTTAATTTCGCGTCTATTCGGGTTCGGGAAACAAGAACCGCAGCCCTCGAACCGTGCAATCACATGGGAAGCCGCCTACCGCAACGGGCTTGTTGATTCACCGACACGCAGCGGAGTACATGTTAATGAACAAACCGCACTTGGCGTTTCGGCCGTGTGGTGTGCGGTAAACGTCATTTCGCAAAGTATCGGCAGCCTTCCCCTTCCCCTGTACCGTCGCACCGGCACCGCGCAAACTGTCGCCACCGATCACCCGTTGGCTTCGATCCTCGACGTTGCCCCGAACTACGAATGCACCGCCCGCGTGTTCTGGGAGACGTTCGTAAGCCACTGCCTTCTTTGGGGGAACGGCTTTGCGGAGATCGAAAGAGATCAAGCGGGGCAGCCTCTCGCACTCTGGGTGATTCACCCGAAGAACGTTCAGGTAGACCGCGACAGTTCCGGCAGACTTCTTTACCGGGTTCGCGTTAACGGGCTTGAAGCCGATCTTGCGGCCGAAGACGTGTTGCACGTTCCGGGGCTGTCACCCGATACCGTTTACGGACACCAGCTTTTGAGCATCGCACGGGACAACATCGGCTTTTCGATCCAAGCGGACAGGTACGGACAACACTACTTCGCCAATGCTGGCAACGTGGGAACGTACCTCACTTACCCCGGACAACTCAGCGACCCGGCGCGGGAGAACATCCGACGCAGTTTCCAGAGCCAAGCCGGGGGCATCGAGAACACCGGCAAAGTGTACCTACTCGAAGAAGGCATGACCGCGAACCGGCAGACGCTTTCAAACGAAGCCGGGCAGTACACAGAGACGCGGCAGTTCCAAATAACAGAGGTTTCGAGGCTGTTCAACGTTACCCCGGTCAAGCTCCATGAACTGGGCCGCGCGACATGGGGCAACCTTGCGAGCTTGAACGCGGATTTCTGGGGCGTGACGTGTCGGCCGTGGGCGGGCAAGATCGAAGCCGAAATCTCGCGGAAGCTCCTATCGCCAGAAGACCGCCGCACCCACTTCGCAGAGTTCGACGCGGACACTTTGCTACGGGGCGATGTCACCACACGATACGCAGCCTACGCAACGGGCATTTCGGCGGGCTTCCTGACTCCCGAACTCGTTGCCACATGGGAGAACATCCCACTACCGCCAGCACCGACACCGACACCAGCACCGGAGAACAATGGAAACACGCAGCCGACAAACCCAGTTCAGTAACGAAGGAAACAAGCTCGCGGGCTATGCGATTGTCTGGGACAGCCCAACGACGATCACCGAACGGGGCCGCACCTTCAACGAGATCGTTCGACGCGGTGCGATCCACCTTCAACCGGACGTAATCGCAACCTTCAATCACGACCCTTCGAGGCTGTTGGGCCGGTTGAGTTCGGGAACGCTTCGCCTTTCGCAAGATGACATCGGCGTGAGGTTCGAGGTTGATCTACCTGATTCCGCCCATGACATCCGCGAGCTTGTGGCACGGGGCGATTTGAAGGGGGCTTCGTTCACCTTCAGCGTGCGGCCGAACGGCGAGAAGTGGAACGGCAGCACCCGCGAGCTTACCGCCCTCGATGTTTACGAGCTTGGGCCGGTAACGTGCGCCGCATACCCGACTACAAGCGTGGGGCTGCGAAGCCGAATCAACATGTCGAAAGTGAAGCTCAAGTTGATGGAGCGAAAATAACAACTGCCAGACTAGATAAAAGCAACGAGTTACGAATCAATCCCTACGGAGGACAATGACGGCATTAGAACTGCGCGAGCAACGGGCCAAACTGATTGCAAACGCCAAAGTGATTGTTGATGCGGCCGAAAGCGATCAACGCGACCTGACGGAAGAAGAGAACACCCAGATTGAAGGGATGTTCGCGCAGGCTGACGCCCTCGAAGCTCAGGCCACTTCCGAAGAAACCAAATCAAAGGTACTCGCAGCCGACGCCCGCCAGAAGGAAAGCACCGGACGCAAGACCGCACCTAACAAGCTCGCTTCCGTCAACGTTACCGACAACGACCGCAAGGCCGCATTCAGGGCGTGGGCGATGTACGGAACCGGCACCGTTGGCAACGACATGTTGGGCCGTGCGTCACTGTTGGGGCTGAACGTCGCTTCTCGCTCGCTCAACCTGAAAGAGCTTCGCGCCCTCTCGAAGAGTACCTCGAACGCCCCGGTTCCGGCAGACTTCACGGCAGAGTATGAAAAGAAGCTCGCCTACTACTTCCCGATTGGCGGGGCTGTCACCAGCTTCACCACCGCAGACGGCCGCGACCTTCCTTTCACGGTTGTTGACGACACGGGCAACTCTGCCGCAATCGTGTCCGAAGCCGGTTCGATTGGTTCAAGTTCTGACCCGTCCTTCACGAAAGTCACCTTCAAGGCGTGGAAGTACGCAAGCCCGATTGTGAAAGTGTCGGTTGAGTTGCTGCAAGACAGCGTTATCGACCTCGAAAGCTATCTCGCGGAAGCCTTCGGCGAACGGTTCGGCCGCGCCTACGAAGCCGCAGTAGTTTCGAGCAACGCGGGTTCCGCCGCACCGGAAGGGCTTTTGAACGGCGTGACGGTTGGCGTGAATCTCGCATCCGGTAACGCCCTCACGCTTGCGAAGTTGATCGACCTCGAAACGTCGGTTGACATCGCATACCGCAACCAACCCGGTGCCGGTTTCGTCATGCACGATGCGACTTGGGCAGCTATCCGCCAACTCGCAGACGATCAGAACTTCCCGATCTTCATGGGCAACCTTCAGGAAGGCACTACGCCCCGGTTGCTTGGCTACCCGGTGTACATCTCGAACCAGATGACTTCGATTGCGTCACCGGGCGATAACGCTCCGCTCATCCTGTTCGGGGCGTTGGCGAAGTACCGTTGGCGCACCTGTAGCGACCGCGTGCTTACCCGTCTCGATGAGCTTTACGCCGCAACGGGCGAAGTCGGTTTCGTGATGCTCGAACGGGCTGACGGCCGGTATCTGAATAAGTCTGGCGTGAAGACCCTGAACAGCTACGACAGCTAACCCGAAGCACCCGGCACGGATGCCACACGCCCGCCGGTTCTCTTCATTGGGGATCGGCGGGCGTTCTTATTTCCAGAGGCAGAGGGCTAACTATTCACATGGCAGAACGCATTGAGATCATTACCGCACCGGCTACCACCAGCGTAAGCACCGCAACGCTTAAAGCTCACCTACGCCTTAACGACAGTTCCGAAGACGACTTGTTGGCGGATTGGCTCACGGCTGCCGATGACTTGTTCAGACGGCAAACGGGCTACGTTCTCATCACATCGACATACAGGCTGCGTCTTGACGGTTGGCCGCGCGACGGGATGATTTTCCTTCCTGTTCACCCCGTAACCGCAGTGTCTAGCGTGCAATACCTCGACGCGGCGGGCGTATGGCAAACCGTCAGCAGCAGCGACTACAGCACAGACCTTTCCGACGCCCCCACGCGGATCAGCTTCGAGGCAGACTTCACCTTCCCAGAACTTCATGCGACGGCAGTTCCCAACGTAAGGGTTCAGTTCGTCGCGGGGCATGCTTCGAGTTCGGCCGTTCCCAAGCTCGCAGCCCAAGCCGTGAAGCTCCTTGCGGCACACTGGTACGCCACACGGGAAGCATTCACCGACAGCACACATGTTGAAGTTCCGGCCGGTTGGAAAGCCGTTTGCGATCAGTTCCGCACGGGCATTACTGGCAGTTGGAACGAATGGGGGGCGTAATGGCAGGGGCAGGCATTTACAACACGCGGTTGCGTCGGTTGGTTGGCACTCGCACAGAGGACGCAACGACCGGACAGGAAGTCTTAACGCACGCGGGTACGGGCTACTTGTGGTGCAGCGTTGAAGAGACAAACGGCCGCAGACAGAGTGAGTACGGCGCGACACAGACCGGGGCAGACGCGACGATTCGAGTACGCAACTACCCAACGGTAACGGTAGACGATCTACTTGAAGACACGGACGGTAACATCTGGCGTATCGACGCTATCCACAGTGGCGACAACGAACTTGTTTTGGATGCCTTCCGCCATGACGTTCTTGAAGACTACAGCATCGAGGACTAATGGCCGCAAGCATCAAGTGGACTATCGACCCTGTTCAAAGTCTCGCGGGCTTGGCTTCTGGAATCAAGAACAAGGCCATGCGTATTGCGATCAACGCCGGGGCCGCGCCAATGAAGGCCGCAGTAATCGCACAAGCCCCGTCAGATTCTGGGCTGTTGAAGAAAGCTATCAGGATTCGAGTTCGGAACTACAAGGCGAACAACACTTGGGCCGCAATCATCGGGGCTTCAACGGCGTTCAAGCGAAACGTGAAGATCGGCCGGGGCAGGAACGCGAAAAGGAAGCTCGTTCGACCCGCCAAGTACCAACCGCTTGTTGACAGGGGAACGAAGAACTTCGCGGGTAGGAACTTCATGTCTGCCGCGTTGAACTCCGCAAAGGCCGCGTTCGCACAAGCCACACTGCGGAAGCTCTCCGAAGTCATTCCGCAGCTAATTAGCGGGCAGAAGCCCTAAATACGGGACACACATTAACAATGGGGGATCGTTGGCAGTTATTGGAGTAAGTGCAAGCCTTGAGTACGAAGACAGTTCAGCGTTTGTGCCTGTCGCGGGCGTGAAGTCAGTCAATTTTCCGGGCTTCAACGTCTCGTCAGTTGACACCACACATCTTGGAAACACCAACTTCGCCATGTCATTCATGCCCGGTATGGTTGACGCGGGAGCTTTGACATTTGAATGCGAGTTCTCGGAAGCAACCTATACCGCCCTTCAAGGCAAGATTCGGGAAACCATCGGTTGGCGCGTGACTGGGCCGGACGATGAAGACGTTGCGGTTACTTGCGACGGGTTTTTAACGAAGCTCGATGTTCAAGTGACGCCCGCCGATGAGCTAATGATTTCGGGCGAAGTCAAACTTACCGGCATGCCAGTGGTGAGCTAATGGACATACGCGAAGCAATCCGCACCGCGAATGACTTGCGTTTGACGCCCGTTGAAGTGCCTGAATGGAACATGACGCTTCACCTTCGGCAATTGAATGTTGGGGAACGCCTCGAACTGTTCCGGGTTCTGGGCGATGACGCCAACAAAGACAAGTTGCTTTACGTCGTCGCAATTCTGTTCACGGCGTGCGACCCGGACGGAAAGCGGCTGTTCACGCTCGAAGATTACGACCTTCTGAACGCCAAGAACGGCGAAGTAATCTTGCGACTTGGGCGAGAGGCAGCGAAGTTGAACAAGCTCGTTGGCGAACCCATCGAGGACGCAAAAAAAACTGAAGGACAGCCCCGAACTCGCAACCTTCTACCGCTTGTGTAGCGAAATGAAATGGACGCCTGACGCGGTGCGATCACTCAGCACAGATGATTACATGAACTTGATTGCGGACCTCACCCGGAACGCAAGCAAGCCCCTGAAATGGAAGGAAGGGGGCCGGGGCGTAGTGGTCGCGTGGGCAGAAGCCTTGAAGAAGCAGCGAGACGGAACTCGCATTTCATTAAAGCAGCAAACGAACCAGTGTCACAAGCAGTTGCCGCGAGACGGAACTCGCATTTCAGTAGCAGCAGTATAGCAAAATAGGAATCAATGTCGCAAGCCGTCGCAGAAGGATCGATTGTCCTCTCCCTCGACGCCACGCAATTAAACGCGGGGCTGAAGAAGGCTGCGCAGAAAGCCAAGACCGAAGGCAAGACGATTGGGCAGAACTTCAAAGAGGGTAGCAAAGACCTTCTGCGGGACGCGACCGGGGGCGATAAGGGGCTTGTCGGCGGGTTCGGTAAGGCCGGGGTAATCGGTGCGGGTATCGCGGGCTTGGCGATGGTTGGCCGCGAAATCTGGGACGTGATTAGCCCCGTTAAGGCACTTGAAAAGGAGCTAGAGAAAGCGGCCGACGCTCAGAAGGAATGGCGCGAAGCGATCAAAGAAACGATCAGCGTTGAACAGGAATGGATTGGCTCCATGTCCTCGATTGCGGGAACCACTGAGGGGATGAACGCGATAGAAGGACGCATCGCGGGCATCCGAACTCAGGTTGCTACGCTCGATGCGGACCTAAGGAAGACCAGCAAGACGAAAGACGACCTCGATTCAAAATGGAACTCGCTCGACAACTTCGGCACTTGGTTGACCGGCGGGCTTGAGAGCAAACAAAAAGCGGCAGCCAAAGAGTATGACGCGGCGAAGTCTGCCAAAGAGGAAGCGGACAAAGCCGCGAGAGACGCACAAAAGCAACTCTCACGCTTACGCGACCCACTGACGAACCCGGCAGCAGTTCAGGCACACCGCGATTTCATCCGCGATCTTCAGTACGCAACGAAAGAGATCGAAGGGCAATCCGCCGAAACCTCGAAGTTGCTGCGTTTGAAGGAGCAATTCAACCTGACTTCGGGGCAAATGCGGGAAGCAATGGCCGCACTATCCGCGAAGGAGATGGCGCAGAACGCGAAAGACGCAGACGACCTCATCAAGACGCTCACGGCTGACGTTCTGGAACTCGCGGGGGTTGCGAAGAAGACGGCAGAGGAAGAAAAGCTCGATGAACTGGTGAAAAAGGGCATCGACAAGGACAAGGCCGAACGAATCAAGGGCTTAATCGCCTTGAAGAAGCTCGAAGCACAGCAGTTCACCCCGCTTAACGCTCTGGTTCGAGGTACTGCGGCAGAGATCACCTTCAACAACAAGACCAAGTTCGAGGAAGCACGCAACGCGGCAGTTCAGAAGCAACTTGCGGAACTCGAAAAACACGGCCGCATCCTGTCGGACATCCGAACAGGGATTTTCAAAGAGAAAGAACAGCCGGAAATCTGATTTGGGGGACCGTTGGCAGCATGGGCAGAAGAAACACACAGAGGACAAGCACAAGTTTCGCGTGATGGGGAAGTAACACTCACCCGCACCTTTCGATTCTTTGCCGATACGACCGCGATTCGCCCCGCGTGGGGTTTGGTCGCAATTGGCATCAACAAATACGACGTTCACCCCGACGACGCGACATGTTTAGCCGTCGAAGTGACCAGTACGGCTATCGACGGGCAGCTAGGTTGGTTCGACCTGTCCTATTCGTACACCAACCGGCCGTTTGACGTTGGCACCACTGACGCAAGCGGCGACCCCGGACAGACTGACCCGACACAACAGCCAAACCCGACGCTCCGAACCCCAAGCCTGAAGTACAGCAGCAACCGCCGCATGGTGCCGTTGACACGCGACCGGGCAGGCAAGGCCGTACAGAACTCCGCACGCCAACCCATCGAGGGGCTAGAAGTCGAAGTCTGCACCACTGTGCTTACGGTTGAGTTTGCCAAAGGCTTAGTTGATGTAATTGCGAAGAAGCAAGCCTATCAAAACAAAGTCAACGATGCTGCATACAAGATCATTGCCGCACACAACGCATTCGCACAAGGAACGCTGCGGTGCAACTCTTGGGACGGATCGTATGCCTATGAACAGGGGTATGGTTGGTTCACTTCGTGTTCAGTGGAGTTCGAGTATAACCCGGTTGGATGGGGCATCGAGGTTTTGGATCAAGGCTTCTATGAGCATTACAACAACGGAACCCAATACGTCGAACAGAAGTTCATCAACACGACAACGGGCATGCCGGTTGACAGCCCGCAGAAGTTGAACGGCTTGGGAAGGAAACTCAACCCGAACGACAACCCGGCGGCGGGCTTGCCCTTCTTCGTAGTCGGTGGCGGTACTCCCGCAGTCAGCGTTTACCAGACGATCTACCCGTATCAAGAAACCTCTTTCACGAACGTGTTTGCGTAACCTATGGGCTTCCAACTTTCCAAACAGACGGCACGCAAAGTCAAAAGCCTGTTACTGAAGGGCGACAGAGGCGGTACGCCCTCGAACACGTTCAGAGGTACGGGCCGTTTCGATATTCACGTCAAGATCACTGGGCCGGAAGAAGAAGGCTATTACCCGTGCGTCACATGCGATTTTGCTTGCGATACAGAAGCATGGAACGAGTACACTGATACCAGTTACGCCCTCTCGTCAAATGACGAACCGTTGACGGAAGGCCGCAGATACCGCGCGATCAACTACGGCGCGATTGACGGGTTCTTGATCTTCGCGGTTGACACTGGCGAGCTACCCGAAGCCGGTTGCGCACTGGAATACGACGCGGAAGGGAAGCTAGGCGTTAATGCGGGCGAACTCGCGGGCTGCGGGCTTGTGGTTGAGGACGTGGATAGCGGCACATGCGATAAGCTCGCGGTTGACGTTGAAGCACTCGCGGGCGCGGGGCTGCAAGTGGTGCCAGACGAAAACCCGCTTTCCTGTTCGACGCTCGCGGTAAAGACGGGCTGCGGGCTTGGGATCAACGCGGGCGGGGCTGTAGCACTTGACCTTACCGAAGTTGCCTTTGATGGGCTTGTCTGGAACGCGGAGAACTGCACTTTGAGCGTGAATCCCGAATGCGGTTTGCAGTACGTCGGCACTTCGGGCATTGGCGTTGACCATGCTTCCCTTGCTGGTGATGGTCTTCAGGTGCAAGACAACAGCGGATGTGATTCGTTGGCGGTAAAGACGGGCTGCGGTATCGTCCTCGACGGCGCGAAGGCTGTTGCGGTCGATCATGCGAGCTTGGCGGGCAACGGGCTTGAAGTGGCAGACGAAAGCGGATGTGACAAGCTCGCGGTTCGCCCTTCGTGCCACATCGACGTTACGGCAGATGGGGTAGCCGTGAACCTCGACACGGTGGCGGGGCCGGGTTTGGAAGTGGTTCCCGATGAGGTTCCCGAAGCGTGTTCGACGTTGGGCGTGAAAGTCGGCTGCGGCTTGGAGATCGACGTAACCGGGGCTGTCGCGGTCGATACCGTTACCGGGTTGGGGCCGACGTTCTCCGCAATCACCAGCATTACAAAGAACGGCTGCGGGATCACCTACACCGTTACCCCGTTTGCGTTCGCGGTCAATGCGTGTGGCGTCTTTCTTGGCTTTGCTGCCGGTACGCCCGCGAACTACTCGATTGACCTTTGCCCCGATTGCGGTTCTTGCACTTCGAGTTCTTCGAGCAGTTCGAGCAGCCCTTCGAGTTCGAGCAGTAGCAGCCCTTCGAGTTCGAGCAGTAGCAGCCCTTCGAGTAGTAGCAGTGGCAGCAGTTGTTCCGGTACTTGCAATTGGCTTTGGTACGATGGCAGTTGGAGTGTTAGTAGTAGTTCGTGTGGTGTGGGCTGCCTTTGCGAATCGCCGACTAGAGAGGGGCGTTTCGAGGGCGACACGATTTCGACCCTTTGCATATCAAACGGGTTCGCAATGGCCCCGATGACGATGGCGCAAAAACAACGCTACACCGCAAAACCTCGACAACTCGGCCGCGTTCAAAAGCCGTGCGGATGCAAAGAGACGCCACCGCTACCGCCAGTGACCACAACGGCACCGACGCCCGCGCCAGCACTCCCGAACCCCGTTCTTATTTCCCTAAAGCGAAGGCCGGACAGACTGCGCCCCGATGCGTTTTACGACGTTGCGAAGCCGCCGAAACTGTGATTCTTGTTTCCAAAACGCCCCACTCGCTCCGGTGGTACAGAAGTAGGGTTCGGTCGCAACGTTCACTACAGTATTACTGTATTTGGCCTACGACTTGAAGGGCAGTCAAAGCCGCCGAAACTGTGATTCTTGTTTCCAAAACGCCCCGGTCGCTTAGTTCACTACTTCTTGATAGAGGGTTCCTTATTGAGACTGAACGCCCCTTATTGAGACTGTGAGCGCGATTCTGGAAACAAGAACGAAAATCTATACAAATCTTGGCGTTTTTGCTGATGTGTTGAGGATTTCGATATGTGACGAGACTAAAATAGAGACGGCACGCCAACCTTTGCGGGGAGAAGCGTGCCGTCTCCAACGAAAGTAACCATGAGTATTGTAGCATCCATCCGCCGAAAAACACCACTTCAAAAGAAGATTGATCGACTTATTGGGCCGGTTTACGGCATCAAGACCGCGAGCGGCTGCCCACGCAACTACAAGAACACCACCTACGTTAGCCAGTACAACAAGCTAAAGCACAAGTTCACTTCCTACTTCAAGCCTACGGTTGCGGCCTACGCACACGGAAGCAACCTGAAGGTGTCGCCTACCCTCGACTCGAAAAGCACGCTCGTTTACCTCGACTTCGACACGCACACAAAGGGCAGTTCGGCAGACGTACAGAAGCTAACCGACAGGCTGCGCCACTTCATCCCCGGACTACTCGACGCCACCATTAACGCACGCGGCGGAAGCAACTGGCTTGTAGTCCGAACCCGCGAATGCAAGGGCGGGAACGTCTGGCACTCGCTCGCCACCGACAAAGAATACAACGCCCTCATTGTTGAGTTTCAACGCCGCTTGCAGCTACTCGGCGCGGACCTCGACATCGAACACATCGAAGTAAAGGGCAAGGTTTACGAACGCAACGACGAAAACGGGCAGCTTCTTTCCGTTAAGTGTGGCGATCTTCTCAAGTGTCCTACCGAAGACAAGTACGTTGACCAGAAACCTATTAGCTTCGAGGAACTGAAAGCAATCGTCGCAAGTCTGCCTGTCACCCCGTATGCGGCACCGGCAGCTACACCAGTTTCACCCCAAAGCCCGAAGGCAACCAAGAAGAAGGCCGGTAGCTTCCATTCACGCACTTTGACCGACGAACAGATTGCGAACCTCGATACGCTCGCGCGAAAGGCTGACATGTGGTTCAAGGATCGGCCGAAAGTAGCACCCGGACGCCATGCCATTACCGCCCGACGCTTCGCCGAAATCCTTACCGCGCTCGTTGTCCTCGAACCGAACGCCGATGGTAGCAACCCGTACAAGCGGCACGAAAAGTTCATTAACGCCATGTGCGATGAAGGCCACTTCCAACACCGCTACCGGCATGAGGTTTACAAACAAGTTCGTGATTACCTTTCGCACTGCGGCCTACTGGACTGGCAGGATCACACTTACTCTTTCGGCGACGGCAAGAGCAAAGGGCGGGCGTGCAAGTTCAAGGCTGCACAAGAGCTAATAGAAGCGGTTACGAACGTTCTCGACGGCTTAACAAAACAACCAAGCACCTTGATTACTACAAGTATGCGTTTGAATGTGTACATGGTGCCTGTTCTGGCTCACAGCGTAGGCGTTTTGTCCTTCAACCTGCGTCAAGCGGAGATGGAACGTTGGGTTGAGGAACATTCATACGCCCACGCAGCCTGA